TTTGATTGATGCTTTAAACGAAGAATTAATTGATGATATTGTTGGTCAAACGGTAGATATTTATAAAATTTCAGTCGAAGATACAGATGAAAATATTTATGGTGAATCAACTACAAAATATTATAATATTGGATTTAGGGTAAATTGTCTTATTAATTACATTGAACCAGAAATTATACAAGATGAATTTGGTGCAGATTTAAATACATCAATTGAAATGAATTTCCATAGGACAACTTTATCTGAAGCTAATTTTTATCCAGAAATAGGTGATATTGTGGATTGGAATGGTCACTATTTTGAAATGAATTCAGTAACAGAACCACAATTAATAGCAGGACATCAAAATTTTAAACATAGTATAATAGCTACAGCACATAGAAGTAGATTATCATCATTACAAATAGAGGAAAGGCCTAAATAATGAGTTTAGATTTATTAAAAGAGAGATTTGGACATTCTGTTAAAAAAGAAACAGATAACAAAGAAAAAATTCATGAACAATTAACTGGTAAGTTTAATTCTAATAGTATGGATGGATTAAAAGATTTTAAAGCTCAACATCAAGAAGAGTTATATGAAAAAGAAAGAGTGATTGAAAATTTAGAAATAGAAGCTACTAAATTAGCCAACCAAGTTTTAACTTTAGAAAGAGAGAAATCTACTATTATACAAGAATTAAATAATTCTAAATGGATGGAAAATAATATTGCTTCAAAAACAAAAAAAATGTATGAAGAAAAAATTAGAACAATGAGTTATGTAGATAGTACAGAGTTAATACCCACATTAATAGAAGTTTCAAGAAAGAAACAAGGTAATGAACTATTAAATTGGGGTAAATGGTTAGAAATACCAGAGAATAAATATTTGTTGCAGATAAATGAAAATGTGGCTAGGAAAGTATTTCAAGATACTACTGCTTTAATAAAAAGATATATAAGTAATATAAATGATACATACAGATCAGAATTAATTGAAGCTGGTAGAACATCAAGAACAAGAGGTGGAGATGAACCTGCTGTTGATACAGATTATATATTAACATTTGCTGGTGATACCGTAGACGATTTTGTAGAAACTACATTTAATCCTGATAATTATGATGGTACAGGAACTGGACTTAATCACGGATTTACTGTTTCTTTTTGGATTAAACCAGATGAAATTGGTGGATTTCGTCAAGCTTTAGGTAGAAGGTCGGAAACTAATGGTAGATTTCATTTTGGTACTAAATCTGCTCTTCTTGTGCATGTGGGTGCCGGTCAGTCAAACGCCAAGACTGATAACACACATAATGGTGATGTTGAAACTGGTCACGAAATGGAAGTAGGTAATTGGTATAATTGGGTTGTAACATATGGTGGTGATGACCACGAAGACATTGGTGGTGATAGGCATGTTCGGATATGGATAAATGGAAAAGAAATCTATAAAGATGGAGCCGATAGTGGTACTGGAAATGAGAATGGTATGGGAACTTCAAATTGGAAACCAACTTGGACTAATAATCTTGATGGTGCAGAAAATGTTTACTTCGGAGCTCGTACTGATTTTAATGGACTCCCTGATAGTCCATACTCTCAAGGTTGGGCTTGTAGTCTTAGTGAAGTAGCTATTTATAATACAGAAATTGATGAAGATGGTACTTTTGCTAACGCAGTATATGATGCTGGGTGGGGTTATGACCATAGAAATAATAGTAATAGTAGTAATCTTGTAGGATATTGGAGATTAAATGAAGGTGATGGAACTCTTGTTAAAGATTTATCAGGAAATGATAATCATGGAACATTAACTACGGAGGGTTCACAAATTCCAACTTGGACAAAAAATACGGAATATTAAAAAAAACAATAGGAGAAAATAAAATGGAAAAATGTAAATGTGAATGTAAATGTAAATGTTGTGAGAATTGTGAGAAATGTAATGCCGAATAGAGCAGCAAAAGAAAGAAAAAGACAAAGAAGATTAAAAAATGAATGGTTAAACCGAAATGGTAGAACAGCAAAACAAGTAAAGCGGATTAGGAAGAAAAATGGCAGTTCAACAAATAACAGGTAAAAGAATAGTTAAACACGATACTAATAGTCCAAACTTCAAACCAATTGAACCAAAAGTGGAAGAAGAAGTTAATGGTAACTTAAAAGAAGATGAAGATGTATATGGTGAAAGAAAACATACTTATACACCTGAACCAAATGGAAATCTTCAGATGGAACAACTTATGGGTAAACTTATGAATAAGTTAGATAATATTCCTGGTGGTAGTCAAACTGGTACAAATGCAGTTGAAGTAGATATAAAAAGAGAAATTGCAATAGGTATGGTTGATCAAAACGCGGTTAAATCAGAAGAGATTAAAGGTAAAGTAAATAATAAATTGGATAAACTTAAAAAATTGAGAAGACGAAATGGCAGTAGATAAGATTACAAATAAACAAATAGTAGCATCTTCTCAAATTAATAGAGCTAATCAAATTTCTACTAAAGATATTAATACGAAAAGTACAAATAGAAGTAAAACTATTACTCCGGGTTTAAATTACTCAGAAAATTACGCTGTTACTTTAAAAGATATTGATACTTCAATTTTAGGTCATGTTAAAAATGTAATAAAACCAAAAATAGTTGAAGCTAATGAAACAGTTGATGTGACTGTAATGTATGGTAATGAAGAAAGATGGAAATCTGTTCGTGAAAGAGGAGTATTAAGAGATACAAATGGTTCATTAATTCTTCCATTAATAATGTTAAGAAGAACAGAAATTGGAAAAAATAGTTTATCAACTCAAGGTATGGAACATGATTTACAAAGAAATTTTATTAATGTTGTTAGAAATTCAAATTGGTCAAAAGATAATAGATATGATAGATTTTCAGTACAAACTGGTATTAAACCAAAAACTGAAAATTTAGTTACAGGTGTTCCAGATTTTACAGATATAACATATGAATTTGTATTATGGACAAATTTTATAGAACAAATGAATCCATTAGTTGAAACTTTTATAGGACAGAGTAATAATTATTGGGGAGAATCTGAAAAATATAAATTTTTATGTTCATTAGATTCTATTACTGATGCATCAGAAATGAATCAAGATGGTGAAAGGTTTATTAAATCTACATTTTCTATAAAAACGAGTGCATATTTATTACCAGAATATGTAAGTTCAGTAATTACGAATAAAAAAGCCAATTTAAGCAGAGAAATAACACCAGGTAAAGTAATTTTTGATTTTGATGGTGATGCAACTAATGAACAGGTGGGATTACCTTCACATCCTAATATTGGCGTAGAGAATATATTAGCTAGATATACAAATCAACCTTCTCCAAGTGGTAAAATTAAACCAAAAATTACAAATCCGAAATTAACCAAAAATCCTAATGATAGTTTAAAATAATTTATTTTATATTTTTTTTATAATTTATATATATTTATATATGAAATATTAATGGAGGTTATAAATGTCAGAAGAAGTAAAATTCACAGAAGAAGAATTAAAACAGATAAAATCAATTCAAGAAGAATATTACAATGTACAATTAGAATATGGTAATTTAACAATAATTCGTAATAGATTAGAAAAAGATCTTAATATAGCTAATGAAAATGAATCTAATCTTAATAAAAAATTTGAAGAGATTCAAGATGAAGAAAAAAAGTTTCTTGATGAGGTTACGAAAAAATATGGTAGGGGTACATTAAATCCAGAAACTGGTGTATTTTCAAAATCCAAATAATATAAAAATAATTAAATAATTTACCGTTTTGAGCGTTTTAACATATATTTATATATGATGAATATTTATGCATTATCATTAAACTCAATTTATAAATCTTAGGAGAATTTCAATGGCCGAAAAAATTATTTCCCCGGGTGTATTTACAGATGAAATAGATCAGACCTTTTTACCAGCAGCAATAGCAGATATTGGTGCTTGTGTAGTTGGACCTACAGCTAAAGGACCTGCAAATATACCAACAATCGTTACATCGTATTCCGAATACCAACAAGTATTTGGTGATACATTTAGGAGTGGTTCAAATTATTATCAATATTTAACATCACATACAGCAAGAGAATATCTTAAACATGCAGATAAATTAACAGTTGTTAGAATACTTGCTGGTGATTATTCAGAAGCTAATGCATCAGTACCATCTGTTGGTGTAACTACTGGTGAAAATTATAGTACAGCTTCTATTATATTTAATGGTATTCCATCTGGTTCAGCGTTAGGTGGTAGTGATAAATTTACAATTGGTAGTACCGACTTTGTTTTTGTTTCTTCATCTTTAATAGATGAAAGAGATAATACTGCAGAACAGGTGTTTGTTTCATTTGGAACTTCTGAAGATGAAGCTGCATTGAATTTAGCAAATGCAATTGGAAGTTCTTCAATTCATAGTCTTAATTTAAGTGCAAGTGCTATGGGTTCAAAGAAAATGCATATTTCTGGTTCTTCGGCTGGTACTAAAGGAAATTATACTGTTGCAACTTCATCTGATGCGACTGTTACAGCAGCTAGAACTGTATATCCAATGACAGCACAAAAAGCTGATGACAGTACTGTTTCAGATGCTATTTTTGCTGATTTATTAACTGGTGGAACTGATAGTACTGCCGGTGGTACATCTTTTAAATTAAATACTCTTTCTCACGGAACTTTATTGAATAGTTCTGGTTCTGCATTAACAAGTTCAAATAATGTACTTTTAAGTGGTTCGAAAGATAATATTCGTTGGGAAGTAACATCTAGAAATAATTCTAAAGGTACTTTTTCAATGACTATCAGACGAGGTGATGACTCAATTAAAAGAAAAAAAGTTTTAGAAACTTGGAATAATTTAACTCTTGATCCAAATTCAAATGATTATATAGCAAAAAGAATAGGTGATCAAGTAAATGTATTAAGAGATTCTGGTGGTACAGACCCATTTTTACAACTAAGTGGTTCATATCCAAATAAATCTAAATATGTTAGAGTATCAGATGTCGATTTAACAGTTGATTATCTTGATGAAAATGGAAATATTAATGATATTGCAGGAGCTTCATCATTGTCTGGGTCATTACCACAAACTGGTAGTGGTTCTTCTCATGGGGCATTTGAAGGTGGTAGTGATGGATATGTAGGATTTGATGCATTTGGAAATCAATATGGTACTTCTACTAAAACATTATTTTATAATGAAATAAGTAGTGACAATTCACAAGGTTACACACTTGGAGCTGCTGCAGGTAAAGAGGCATATGAAGATGCAATTAATATATTAGGTAACCAAGACGAGTATGATATAAATCTTGTATTATTACCAGGATTATTAAATAATGTATCAAATCATAAATCAATAATTGGTAAAGCAATTGATATGTGTGAAGATAGAGGTGATTGTTTTGTCATAGCTGATCCAGTAACATATGCTTCTACAATAACAGATACTGTTAACGAAGCAGAAGCTCGTGATTCAAATTATGGAGCAATGTATTGGCCTTGGGTTCAAGTTATTGATGATCAAACTGGAACATATCGTTGGGTGCCACCATCAGTTGTAATGTCAGGTGTTTATGCATTTAATGATAAAGTTGCTCAACCATGGTTTGCTCCGGCTGGTTTAAATCGTGGAGGTGTTGATGCAGCGATACAAGCAGAAAGAAAACTGACACATGCAAATCGTGATACTTTATATGATTCAAATGTTAATCCATTAGCTACTTTCCCAGGTCAAGGTGTTGTAGCTTGGGGACAAAAGACATTACAGAAAAAAGCATCGGCTCTTGATAGGGTTAATGTAAGACGATTATTGATTAAAGTTAAGAAATTCATTGCATCATCTTCAAGATTCCTTGTATTTGAACAAAACAATGCAGCTACAAGACGAAGATTCTTAAATATAGTTAATCCATTCCTTGAACAAGTTCAAGCTAATAGTGGATTGAATGCATTTAGAGTTGTAATGGATGAATCAAATAATACTCCAGATGTTGTAGATAGAAATATTATGTATGGACAGATATTTGTTCAACCTACAAGAACTGCTGAGTTTATTGTACTTGACTTTACAATACAACCTACAGGTGCAACATTTCCAGAATAAGAAATGATGTAAATCAATTAAAAAGGGATTTATAAAAATATAAATCCCTTTTTTTATGTTTTTTTATATTTATATATGAATATGAATGTATTCATTTATATAATAGGAGAAGTTAAATGGCAGAATTATTAGAACCACAAGATATAATGTTTACCCCCTTTGAACCGAAATTAAAGAATCGGTTTATAATGAATGTTGAGGGTATCCCGGCATATACTATAAAAGCGGCTAATAGACCACACATTACATTTGATGAAGTTGTTTTAGACCATATGAATGTAAAAAGATATGTAAAAGGTAAAGGTGCTTGGCAAGAATTACAAATCACTTTGTATGACCCAATTGTTCCATCGGCATCTCAAGCTGTAATGGAATGGATTAGATTAGCTCATGAATCAGTAACTGGTAGAGATGGATATTCAGATTTTTATAAAAAAGAAGTAACAATTAATGTTCTTGGTCCAGTTGGTGATGTAGTAGAAGAATGGATTTTAAAGGGAACTTGGATAAAGGATGCTAATTTTGGTGAAATGAATTTTGAGTCAAATGATCCAATGGATATTGTATTAACATTAAGATATGATTATGCTGTATTACAATTCTAATATATAGTTTAATAATTTCTATTAAAAACCCTTAACAAAAGTTGAGGGTTTTTTTATTTTGTATATATTTATATATGAAATGTTATGTAAATGGTTATTTAAAAAAAACGAGGTTTTTAAAATGTCAGAACAATTAACAACATTTGAAGAAATAATAGAAATAGTTTTAGAACACGAAGGTGGTTATGTAAATGACCCACATGATAGAGGTGGAGAAACTAATTTCGGTATAGCTAAAAGGTTTTATCCTAATGTAGATATAAAAAATCTAACAAAAGAACAGGCTAAGAAAATATATCATCAAGATTATTGGAGACCAGCAAAATGTGATGAAGTACCATCACAATTAAGACATATCTATTTTGATATGTGTGTTAATTTTGGTAGAAGTGGAGCTGTTAAAGTATTACAACAAGCAGCAAACGCTAAAAATAGAGATAAAATAGAAGTAGATGGTGGTATAGGACCTGCAACTTTAAAAGCAATACAAAATATTGAACTTGAAAGAGTACGAGCTTATCGAGTTCTTAGATTCGCTAATTTAGTTATCAAAAAACCAGAACAAGAACGATTTTGGTTTGGTTGGTATCGAAGAGCAACGGAGGTATAAATATGACTAATAAACAAAAATTTCCAAGTGAAGTTATAGATTTACCAAGTGGTGGTAAGGTTTATCCAAAAGAATCACCATTATCAGATGGTAAATTAGAAATAAAATATATGACTGCAAGAGAAGAAGATATTCTTACATCACAAAATTTAATTAAAAAGGGTATAGTTATTGATAAATTAATGGATTCTTTAATATTAACAGAAGGTGTTTCATCTGATGATTTGGTAGTTGGTGATAAGAATGCCGTTATGGTTGCAGCAAGAATATTAGCATATGGTCCTGAATATGAATGTGAAATATCACACCCATCAGGTACAGGAAAAAAAACATTTACATTTAATTTAGCAGATTGTCCGTTTAAAAAATTACCAGATGATATTAATTCTAATGAATTTGAAATAAAATTACCAATTTCAAAATCAACAATTACTTTCAAATTATTAAATGGTAAAGATGAAAGAGAAATAACAGAAGAACTTAATCAAGTTAACAAATTAGGTACTGAAGTATCACCTGAGTTAACAACTAGATTAAGACATGTCATTACTTCTGTTGAGGGTGATAGTTCAACTAATATAATTACTAGTTTTGTTCAAAATCTTTTAGCCAGAGATTCAATATTTTTAAGAGAAGAAATAGCAAGAGTTTCACCAGATATTGAACTTGAACAAGAAGTAGAATGGGAAGGAGAAACCGTTAAGGTAGGAATACCGATGACGGTACAATTTTTTTGGCCTAACACCGCAAAATAAAGCTGATTTACATAGTCAAATATTTCAATTAATATATTACGGTGAAGGATTTACACATGACGATGTGTATAATATGCCCACATATCTTCGTAGTTTTTACTATAATAAATTACAAAAAGTTAAAAAAGAAGAAAAAAAACAAATAGACGAAGTAAATAACAGTAGAAGTAAATCACAAACTCCTCCAGGAAACTTTCAATCGAAATTCAAAAGATAATATTGTTAAAAATTTAATAATTTTGATATTTATATATGACTAATTGGAGAATTTTAGTGAAAAATAAAAAATCATATATGAATATAGAAAATATTTTAAGTGAAGGTTTTTTTGAAAAACTATTCAATTTTATTATTGCAAATCCAGCATTAAAAAAGAGCAAAACATTTCAAAGTAAATTGAAAAAGGTTAATAAAACAATAGACGATTTAGAAAAGTCAGTAAACGCAGAACTAAAAACTATGAATCCAAAGGCTAAAAAACTAAAATTTAAACAATATACACAAAAAGATTTTAGTTAGATAACGGAGTTAAAGTATGGCACGAAAACCCACTAAAAAAGAGCTAGAAAAAATAAGTCAGATACAAAAAACCATAAATAAAGGTGCTAAAGAAGGAAACGACATAGCTCAACAAATGGGTACATTGTTACAAAAAAATCTTGATACACAAAAAGAATTAAATGCTACAATAGAAAATAGAGCAAAAACTTTAGAAAATCTTTTAACGATAGAAGAACATATAGAAAATATAGATGAAAAAATAAATGAACATAAAAGTGAACAGGTAAAACTTGATGAAAAAATTAAACATTATCAAGACATAGGTCATGGTATGGTTGCAGATGGTCTTAAAATAAATAAACAATCACACCAGGCAGAAATAGACAGACTTTATGCAATAAAAGCAAGTAACGAGGCAGTTCAGGAAGGTGTAGATAGGATGATGGCTGGAATAAGGGGTACTGTTGATTTTGTAAATCGAATTCCTGTAATTGGAAAATTAATTACAACTTCTCTTGGGTTTGGTGAAAAGAACTTACAAAAAATGCAAGAAAATCTTACTTCAATGGCTGTAGGTGAAAAACCAAAAAAATTATCAAGTTTATTTGATGGTATGGAAGGAGCCTCAGGTAAAACTTTAACTAAATTAGGTGGAGTTGCAATTTTAGTTGGTGGAATTGTTGTACTTTGGAAAGTATTTTCAAGTATATTAAAAGCATATTCTGAACATATAGACAAACTTGGTGAAGAATTTGGTGTTATGGGGACACAAGATTTGGCCGAACCAATTATTGGTGCAAGACACGAAGCAATTATGCTTGGAAAAGATACTGCAGATCTTATAGAAATAACTAAAGGGTTATCCGATGAATTTGGTTTAGGTGTAAAACAAGCTGCAGGAATGTCTGGTGAAATTTTAAATTCTGGAGTTGCTATGGGATTAGCTAATTCAGAAGCATCAAAATTATATGGTATTCTTATTGTTATGGGTCGTCAATCTCAAGCCCAAGCAGAATATCTAGCAGAATCAACATATCAATTGGCAAGAGCAAATGATGTGGCACCCGATGCAGTCATGAAAGATATGGCAGAAAGTGCTGAAGTTTTTGCAAAATATTCTAGAGACGGTGGTATAAACATTGCAGATGCTGCAGTAGAAGCAAGAAAATATGGAATGTCTTTATCAGATATGGATTCTATATCAGAACATATGTTGAATTTCCAAGAAGCAATTACTGCCGAGGCAACTGCATCCGCTGTTTTAGGTAAAAATATAAATATGGATAGGGTTAGAGAACTTATAATGCTCGGTAAAAATGCTGATGCCATGAAAGAAATTAGAAATGTTCTCGGTGAACATCAAAATATATTAGAATCGGATCCTATAACAAGAGGGATAATTGCTAAAACAATTGGTGGTAATATTACTTTATTAAATAAAATGATGCAAGCAGAAAAAGAGACTGTTGAACAAATGGATTTGTGGAATATAAAAGGTGAAGATGGTCAGTCAATAATGACTGAAGTTATGAATAAATTTAATTCATTAGCTGCAATTTTAATAGAAACGGTTGGACCAAAAATGCAAGAATGGATAGGTGCCCTTAATGTATGGTTAGAAAGTGGTGGAATGGAGAGAATGGTAGACTGGGTAGAAAGAATGGCAAAAGGTATTGCTAGTTTTGCAAATAATTTAGATTGGGTTTTAGGGGGACTTGGAACAGTTGCTGGATTTATGGTAGGTGGTCCATGGGGAGCTGCAATTGGTGGTGGTCTAGGTTTTGGTCTTGGTAATAAGATTAAACCACCAATAGAGTTACATAGTTTAAGTGATTCACAGGCAGCAAGAGCAATGGGTGCAAATGTACCAGCCACTTTAGAAAGTGGGGAAATGGTTATGACAGAAGCTCCATTACACGGAATGAAAAAATTAATGGAAAAACAACTTGAAGAAATGAAAAAATTAAGACATGATGTTGTTTATGAAGCACCTAAAAGAGCAGGTAAATATAATGCACAAGGTATAATAACAGGTACTAGATAATAATGGAGAATTAGATTGGGTTTAGAAAATTTAAAAAGTATATTCACAGAAGGTCTTGAATCTTTTGATGCACCAGAACTCTTAAATGATTCTGGTACTGGAGTAAATTCTTTATCACAATTAGGTGATTTAGAGACTCCTACTGCAAGATATATGGATTATAATTCTTCTGTTCTGGTGGGTGGATTGTTTCATTCTGATGGTGGAAAATACTCTACATCATTTAAAACCATAAATATACCAATAGGTTATAATGTAGATACTGGTAATCAAATAATACAACAAGGAAATATTGCATCAAGTCCTCCTGGGGCTGGTCATTCACCAAGAAACAATATTGTTGGAGATTCAACAATTATTGATAAATTTATTGAAACAAGTAAAATTCAAAAAGAAAATTTAATTAGTTACCTTCCTTCAGGTAATGAAAATGGTATAAATATAGACAGAACAATTGTACAACCAGGTATTCCTAGTTATAATGACTTTGTATTTGGTAATCAACAAGGAAATACTGGACTAAATGAAACAAGAACAATTAATGTTACTGCAGATGATGTAGTTCCTGCACAACTTGGTGAAGCTGTGTCTTGGAGTGCATTATATAATTCAAATCATAGTTCAAAAGAAAATGTTGGTTACCATTATTCACAATTTGTGAATAGAGATAAATTAAATATAAGAAATAATCATATATACGCACATGTTTCTGCTAATACTGGTTGGGTTGCTAATAGTTATGAAAATAGATGGTCTGGTCAAAATTTCAAATCCGAACCATACATAATAAGTGAAATAGGTGATGGGGGAAGAGAAAAAAATGGTTTGGGTAGTAGATCTTTACCATGGAGACGCGCCAGAACTGACACCAATAGAATTTCTAAATTTTTAGATTCTGGAAAAGGTTTCAATTTTTTACTTAAACAGAATATGAATATCTTCACACCAATGGGTGTTAGTAAAGCTAAAGTTAAATTTCCAGGTATGAATGAAGGTGAGGCATATGAAACACTTATAAAAGTACCACAAAAATATAAATCTTGGTTTAATCCAATGTCTGTACTGATGAGTACTGGATGGCCAGAGGGTTTGATGAGATTATATGGTCAGGGTTTACCAATTGCGTTAACTGATAAAACAGATGGTCCAATTCAATCATTAATACCTAAACTAAGTGGTCTTGGAGGAATGCTTGATAGGAAATATTTACATAATGTACCATCAATTTGGAGTAAATTAGCCACAGGAAAAGCAACTGCTGTTGGTATGCAAGACACGATACATCAAACATTTAATGATGGTACTGAAGGTATAATTGCATCTGGTGGGCTAGGACTCACATACCAAGGTCTTGGGGCAATACTCGAATCGGCTATAAAAAGTGTAACTGGTGGATTTGCGGGATTATTTTTTGCTGACAAAAAATCTGGTTCTGATAAAATGACATTGGCTCCTATGCTTAAAGGTGAAAAATTAAGTGTAATTAGTGGTATGACAAAAGGTATGTGGGATAATGATACTCCAGCTGATGCTGAAATGATTTTATTTGATATAGAAGCTGAAAAATATGGAATGCCAATGTACTTTAAAGATTTAAGAGATAATACTTATATATTTTTCAGAGCATACATAGACGGACTTACAGAAAATATAACTCCAGAATGGACACCTACACATTATATCGGAAGAAGTGAACCAGTTTATGTGTATAAAAGTGCAGAAAGAGAAATTACTTTTAATTTAAAATTATTTGCACATTCAAAATTAGAACTTAAAACTATATACCAAAAATTGAATAGATTAACTTCTTTGTGTTATCCAGAGTACCATCCGGATACAGCAGGTGGATTTGGAGGTAAAACAAGAATGAAACCACCATTAACTAAATTTAGATTAGGTGAATTATATGGTTCTAATGTTTCTACTGGAACACCACCTAAAGCCTCAACACAGGAGGTATTAGGTTTTATAAAGACTTTAAGTTATGTATTTGATGATAATTCACCATGGGAAACTGCGAAAGGTAAAAGAGTTCCTAAATTTATAACTGCTACTATTGCTTTTCAAGTAATACATTCAACAGTTCCAAGTTTGGAATTTGCTCAAGATGGTAATTCTTTAGGTACAAGTTTTTATGGAATTACAGATACGGTAGGAATTCCAGAAGATTCAAGCATCGCAAAAATAATATAATAATGGAGATATAATGTCAAGATATAAAAATGCAATAACAACATTTGATAGAATTATTAATAAAAAAAGATATAGTACTACAATTTATCCTACAATTCCAGAAGATAATAGTGATTTACATTTCATAGCACAAGAAGGTGATAGATGTGATAATTTAGCACAAAGGTTTTATGGAAGGGCAGATTTATGGTGGTTTATAGCAAAAGTAAATCATCTAACTACAATGAATATACCAGCTGGTACAAAATTAAGAATACCAACTTCAACTAAGGCTGCAATCGGACTTTAAAAAATGGGAATTAATAGAAGATTATATGGTTCTGATATATCAACAAGGATAAAGGACAAACTAACAGCTCGTCAGGCGTATACACAAAAGGTGAACCCACTTGAATCGATAGATGAGATTGCTACATATCTCCCATCAATTAAAGAAACTCAAATATATAAAGATACTGCTAAACTTTTAAAAGATTATAAGAACGAAACAAATTTTAATGCATTAGGTGAATTATCATCAAGAACACCATTTATAAGAATGTGGACTTGTGTTGGGATTTATGAGATGGATAGAATTGAAGATACATATTCTTATGTTGATCCTAAAGATATACCACCATATAGAACACTTAATCCCAACACTCCTGGACTTCCTAGACTTGAACAGAACGGAAAGGCGCCAGAGGGTAGTGATATGCCTTGGCAACTTGGATATGTTGAGTGGTGGATAGAACATAAATTTAAAAATTATGAAGTAGATGAGGTTTATTATGATTCTGATACCAAGAGGTATGTAGCAAAAGGGGAATACAAACATGCAGGTACAAATTTTGCTCAAAGAATTTATAGTATAGGTAATCATACATTAAATACAATAGGGGAAAACCCAACTCCAGGTTTAGGTTTATCTGTATTAGATCCTGTAGATGGTCAAGTAAAAAGACAATCATTAGATACTGGCATAGTTTCTGATACAGCTACAGTTGTACAAGAAAATGCTGCAAGTGGAGATAAAGTAGAATATTCAGTAGATTATGATACAGCTCCACTTGTAGCAGAGCAATCTTCAAATGTATTTTTGAAACCCGCGGCAGGAATAACAGGATGTACATCTGAAACTATGGATTATGGTAGTACTTATGGATTTACAAAAAAAACTACGGTTAATTTTGTTGTACATAATTTTCATGATTTTGAAAATATATATCATAGATATTTTTTACAACCTGGTGCCTTTATTTTTATTGATTTTGGTTGGGATAATGCAGATTTGTATGATCCCCACGATATAATTGATGGGAAATATACAGTTACAGAAAATGGTCAAGAACAGAGAGAAGCTGCAGATGTTGAAGAAATGTTATATGGTGTAAAGGGTGAATTTTCTACTCATGGGGGTCATGGGGGTAAATCTGGAAATCGTAAAAAATTAAAAAGAGATGGTTTTGTTACAGAATCAAATGGGGATATGGATACTATTTTTGGGCAAGTAACAAATTTTGAATCAAAAATAATAGAGGATGGTTCAATAGAATGTAGTGTTGAAGTAGTTTCAAAAAATTCTGCATTACTTGGTCATGGATTTGAAAAGGCAGAAAAAATAAATACTGTTATTGAAGAAGTTATAGATAATGTTGTACTTCTTGAAGGTCTTAGACAAGAATTAGACGATGAAATATTAGAAGAATTAGATTTTATTTATAATGAAATGATAGAGAATGGTGATGATGAGGCATGGAAAAGAACAATGAAAGAATTATCTTTAATCAAACTTAAAGCTCCATATGATATTCCAGGAGTCATTAATTCACAAACTGGTGTTTTTAGAAGGGGGGATCAAACTTATATAACTTTAGGTATATTTGAAGATTTAGTTTTAAATATGTTATTTGGTTCTGGTATTGATTTACAAACAATAAATGCAGGATTAGATTTATCAGTAGGTATGGATTCTGGACATTCATTTACTCATTATATTGATTCGATAGCAGAAAGACAAAAATTTAATGCTGATACTTCGCACCATTTATCATCTCCAGGATATAATTATGAAACCGATAAGTTTTTATATCCAACAGATTGGAATGGGATGAAGAAAACCAAAAGATTTTGGAAAAGAACATATGCTCAAAGGTTAAAAAAATATCCTCATGAAAAATACCCATTGGAGGGACGCCTGTGGCATGACAAGTATGGTCTCGAACCTTGGCAGTACATGGATTTAGATAAAAAATTTAAAAGATGTCCTGTAAGAGAAATTTTTATCTCATGTGATTATATAAAAGAACAATTTGCAGCAACTCAAAATAAAACAGTTTATTCTGCAGTAAAAGGTATTTTAGATGGTATTAATGAAAATTCAAATTTTTTGTTAAATTTACAACTTTCAAATCAATATTATGATGGCACAAAAATTTCAATTGTTGATCAGAATTATTTAGATGTTGTAGATAGAACTCACGATGAAACTGAAAGTGATATTTTTGAAGGTTTATTTGAATTTGATGTTATGGGTGGAAATTCTATTGTAACAGGTTATGATTTAGCATTTAATATAGGAGATGATGATCATAGTAGACTTATGGCTATAAAAGGTATGGATATTGCTGAACAATTGGTAGTGAGAGATAAGGGTATGGCTAGAGTATTATCAATAGAGTCTCTAAATAGTATAACAGATAGAGATAGAAATAAAAAAATAATTCAATATTTACCAAAAATAGGAAATCATAGAGCAAAAGTTATATCAAATCAACATTTATTTTCAGAAGTTGTAGGTGATAAAATAGATAGTATATTACTTCCAGGTCGTAATATCTATACAGAAGACGAACTAGGTGATGTAGTAAGAAATCGTATCGAACAAGAAGAAAATGCAAGATATACTCTTGCAGAAATATATAATTTAGATGAAGAAAAAGAGCAGGAGTCTGGTAAAAGTAAAACAGGTTGGGGTAAAATTAATGATCCAAATAGTCCAGAAAATAAGAAATATAAATTTCATACCAGAAAAATCAATACAGAAAATGATAAAGACATGATGAAATCAGGTGTAGCAGTTGCACAGAGTTTTGAAGATTGGTACAATTTACAAGCATTTAATGACTATATGTTTAGTGAAGTACCAAATCTTTTACCTGCTGAACTTTCATTAACTATTTATGGAATATCAACTTTAGCTCCAGGTGATATGTTTAGAGTTAATTATTTACCAGAAATGTATGCTAAAAATGTATATTTTCAAGTAATTAATGTAAGTCATCAGTTAGGTGAAGATGGTTGGTATACTACTTTACAAACACTTTTTAGATTAAGACCGGAAAGAAAACAAAAATCAGATAAGTATTTTTACTTTAAAGATGCTGCTCTATCAGCCAATAGATTATTAGAGATGTCTGGTAAGGGTTCAATAAATCTTTTTAATCGAGCAGTTGATCCCGCCTATAGAGTAGCTACAAATTTTGCTGAACTTTCTAGGTATATGTATAATATTCAGCCAATTACTACAGGGGATTTAGAACATATTTCTTTTGCATTAAAATTTACTGCTAATGTACCTGATGGGAAATCCATCAAAGTTAAATTTCCATATAATATATTCGGTGGTAACAATGCAGTTGCTGGTCATTGGTATACCAAGAGTGTAACTGGTAATGAACTTGACCCAAACATTACGGACAAAGAGAGCCCATTTTACGGACAAAGATATCCAGGTGCTGCACAATTTGCGATGTGGACTCCAGCAGATATTAAAAGGATGAGAGTTAGGGGTATGTTACATATTCTTGTTGGATATGGATTTTGGGGTCCAAAAGGAACAAATATAACAAGAGCTGGTAATTGTGCATGGAATGGTGTACATAAATTTGATGGGAGAGACCCTCTCTGGCCAAATATGAAGGAATATTGGGAGGAATATGCAGTACCACATAGTGGAGCTGGACCTCCAGCTGGAGGCGCTGGTCTTCAAGAAGCTTGGTTAGATCATAGATCAAGACGGATAACTTTAAAACATGGAAAAGAATATATTTTTGTGATGAATAAATCGCATACTAAACATCTTAGTGTTAATGGTGGTGGTTCGGGAGTAGGTAATCATAATTATTGGGTAGTTTTTGATCCGGAAGATAATGCAACTTTATTTCAACATGCTAATGCACCAGGATCATTTTCAAATTCAACGATGTTTACCATGTCAGAACCAAGAAATTTAGAAATCAAAGATTTTAATTATAATGTTTTTCAATATTTTAATCCTATGCCAGCCAAATGGTGTGGTGGTGACCCTGATATAAAAGATTCATATAATAATGTTGCTGTATATTGTAATGAAGAGATGTGGAACGAAAAGGATAATTATTTAAAAAGAACAGGCGGTGTTGATTGGTATTCAAGAGAGACTGAGACCAAATATCGGTATAATAGTGAAGGACAAAGAAATTATCAAGAAGAACGCCATGCAAAATGGGAAACTCAGAAAGGAATTGATATTGGTTATGAAGAATATGGACCAGATGGAAGAAATCAAAGTCAAGGTAGACAATATTTGATAGGTTGGGATTAGTAATAAAAACATTTGTTTTTTAACTAAAAAGGTTGTATATTAAAGTATGAGTTATATTCTAATACCGATATTTTCGGATCCATTTTTACATCCGTTACATAAAGATAACGATTTATCTCTATTATATCTACGACATTGGGGAGATAGAGAAGGTAGAATGATATGCGTAAATCATCCTGATGGTAAAAGTGAAAGTATAGATGAAATAAAAAATGACCATAGACATTTCTATGTAACACCTGATAAGAAAAAACTCACACATATATTACCAGATACAAGGTTAGTTGATGTAAATTATCTATCTTGGAAAGATACAAACTCACCAGTAGATTTGGAAAGTATAAGGTTAAATGCGTATGATTTTTTCCATAGTAAGTATTATAATATGAAAAATCTCAACAAGGTCATACCATTTTCGAAACATAAAGAGTATTGTGATAAGGTTTTTGATAAGATGCAAGAATCATTCTCATCGGTAAATGTATATGATAATGAGTATCATGATGATGTTATAAATGCATTTAGTTCAATAGAAAAAAATGGTATAAAAGTATCAGATGATGTATGTGATATATTTGATGAAAGAGTAAGAAAACATATATCAAATGGAAAGTTATATTCAAGTTATAATCTATGGACATCTACAGGAAGGCCATCTAATTCATTTGGAAATGTTAATTTTGCAGCATTACCATCTGAAAAGAGAAAGGCCTTTATATCTGAAAATGACTATATTGTAGAGTTTGATTTTGATGCATATCATTTAAGATTGATTGCTGATTTAGTTGATTATAAATTTGATAAAAAATCAGTTCATGAACACCTTGCAGAACATTATGAATGTTCATATGAAGAATCAAAACAAAAAACATTTAAGTTATTGTATGGGGGGATTGATAAAAAAACACAGGAAAAAGTACCATTTTTTGGAAAAGTTCATAAATATATTAATTTTAAATGGAATGAAATAAATAAGAATAATTGTATTTTTACAGATATTTATAGACGGAAACTTACATACGATAATTATCAAGACTTGAACAGAAATAAGATGTTTAACTATTTGATACAGGCTTATGAAACAGAATCAAATATTAAGAAGATTTTATTAATTCAAGACTATTTATTAGATAAGAAAACAAAATTGATATTATATGGATATGATAGTTTCCTATTCGATTTTTCAAAACAGGATGGAGTAGAAACTTTGAAAGATATAAAATCAATTTTAGAAGAAGGAAAACATTACACCAAATCCAAAATGGGTTTGAACTATGGTGAAATGTCGGATATTACAAATAGGTTATAATATGAACTTAATAGACAAAATATTAGAAGAATGGGCATATCGTGTACACGATGGAATGCCTAATTCAAAAAATCCATTACATTTAATTCATCTTGAAGAAACACTAAACGAATTAAAACTACCAAGAAAAGTATCAGAAAAACTTTTACAAAATTTAAGACAAATAAAAGAAGATGATTTAGTTAAGAATAAAGAATCAGGTAATACATATGATGTAAAAAAACATAATCCTGATACACAAGATTTAGTTAAAAAAGATGCTAGTAAAGATGATATTAAAAAAGTAGAAAAAGATAAAGATGAACCTGAAAAAGATAAAAAGGGATTTAAAAAACAAAAAGAGACGGATGAATTTGTTTCAGAAATATTGGAAACAATGGTGATAAATTTATCTAAAGGTAGGACTTCAGGTATAGCAGGAGAATTTAAATTTAGAAATCAAGAAGAAGCTCAAGTAATGTATAATTTTTATAAGAGAAAGGCAGGTTTAGCCGAAAAAAATGAGTTAATTCACCAACCAAAAAAATATACTATAACTGATGAGCAAGTGGATATAGTATATGATGCTCTTCAAAAATATTCGAGAGAAACAAGAGAAGACAGAAAAAAAGATTATATTACAAATAAAATTGGAAACAAAGGAGCTCCAGCCGTAAATTGGAAAGATAGGGATAAAGCAGTTTTGAAAAATTATTTGGAATCTGGTGGAATAAGTATTATAACTGGTAAATTTGTTCCATTTAGTTTAACTCAATTAGATCATGCTCGTTCTTTAACAAACGGAGGAAAAGATGAACCAGAAAATTGGCATTGGATGGAGTCTCGTTTTAATCAAATCAAAAGTTCATTAGAAGATGAAGATGTTCAAGAAAAGATTCAAGAAACTATAAAACAAAATCCAGAGGCCTTCAAGTTAGGAAAACTTGATGATCAGATTAAAAATCTTATGAAATATGGATTGATAGAACATTTTAAAGATAGATTTAAAAATGGAGATGATGCTGGTTTAACGGTAAAAAGTTTAAGAGAAGACCCGGATCTTCGAGATGGAAAAACACTCACAAGAATTGCAGAAGCTTTAAATCAAGCAAATGGTTG